CCAAACCACCTGAAACAGTCAGCTTGTCAGTAATAGTCACATTGCCGTCAGCTACCGCCAACGCTGTTTGACCATCAGTTCCTGTTATTGTCAAAGATTCCGCTGAGGAATCCCAGACCATAGCGTCACCAGCCGTGTCTGAGTGGAAAGTTACGTCGTGTCCTGAACCATCAGCACCAATAGTAAGAGTGCCAGTAATAGTGGTGTTGCTGGCAATAGTAGGTGAAGTGTCCCAGGCTGATGTGCCAGAACCAGTACCCATCATCACAGCACCAGTAGAAGCCGTTGAACTACCAGTACCTAACTTAGTTTCAACCGCGACAATAGCGCCATGAGCATTAACGTGCATAACATCATGCTCTTTACCTGACGCATCCAAATCATCAGTTGAACTTATATCTGTGCGTAATTGGTTATTAGTTGCATCAAGCGCACCTGGGTAAGCAGTTGCCATTTAAAAACCTCCTACGGTGTTAAGTCGATTGTCCAAATACCGGCAGCGTTCCAAGTGATTTGGAAAGTACCATTAGCACTCGAATAATCTGAACCGAAATTCACTAGACAAATCAACGGATCATTAGAGAGAGTGTCGTCATAAATGACCGCAGCTCTCGCATTTGAAATAGTAGAAGTAGACCAGCTCGTATCAGCAGCATCGAACTTCAAAGCACCAGAAGCACTCGTCATAGCGACACTACCTAAAGCCACGCCACCGGCAGTATAATTTGTGCCGGAAACTTCATTACTTGACAGATCCGACCAATGATCGTGACTATCAAAATCTGGTGTGGATGAATTAGTTATCATCGCACACTTGAATGTGTCAGAAGCAGTATTAACCGCTAACTGTGTGCCATCCAAAATATCTAAAAATGTGGGACAAAACATCCCACTTGCTGTAACAGCCATTATTCCACGCCTCCCTGGAGGACTCTCATCTCAACTGACTCTGGAGCTACAGTAGCATCAATTTGCCCACTCCAATGTTCAGTTTGGATTCCTCCGACAGAGCCATCGGAATCTCTACGAACTTTTGTTTTCTTTGAGGTTCCACGCTGAGTAAGGATGCCAACAGAAGAATACTTTCCCATTTATCTACCTCTCGGTCTTTTAGGTTTTTTTACTCTGTAAGTCATTACTCTATCTTAACCTCTAATTGCTGGTTAGGGTCGAGAGGCTTGCCGACTCCCGACCCTAAAACCAACGTGTGTGTTAGTTAGCTCCGATACTTGAAGCTGATTCGATACGACGAATCGCTGCTTCACGGAAACGACCATAACCGCACATTGTATACCAACCTACAGGCTGGAAACGGCGCAAGCTGTCGGTAACAGGACCGAACACAACAGAAGGATCAGGACCGAACATGGTCGAGAAGCCCTTTGCTATTGCTTGCTGTCCAATAATTGCTGTGCCGTAAGCATCAACATTGGAGTTACCTCCATTAGCTACGAGCAAAGCGCGTGGTGTTTCAATGAAGTCAACTCCATCGAACATACCGATAGAACCCTTACGGACTCCATCTGCATCTTGACGTATTTGGAAGCTACGAAGATCAGTAACGGCTGTGCCTTTAATGAAATCGTAAGCTACGTCTGGGTGAATGAACCCGATGTAAGCATTTCCATCAAATGTTGGAACCGCAGCTGTACGAAGTGCAGCTACCTGTTCACGAACAATGTCGGAAGTGATTACGTTAGAAGCTGTGATAGCTCCTCTTGAAGACTGACCAACGTGCTTTACGTTAGAGCCTGCATATAGAATATCAGCCACTACCTGATCCATAGAATCAGCAGCGTTAAAGCCAACGATGTTAGCTGCATCTGAATCTACGTTAAAGAAAGACTGCCCACGAAGCGCAGCAGTTGTTACAACTGCGTTGCCGTATTCAGCCAGGGACACCGTTACGGTGCTGTCGCCTAGTGCGACTGCTGTGACATCAGAAGTTTCCGTCAAAGCTGAAGTTGCTTGAGCGAGATTATTGTAAATTGTGAAAGTCACACCAGAACCATTATGGGTCTGCTTTGTTGCTTTAACAGTTGCATAATCTTCGTGAAGAACTTGCTTACGAAGAGCGAAATGAGCGAGTTGCTCAAATGCTACTTGATCTGACGACACGCTTGATTTTTGCGTATAAGCCATTTTTAAATTTTCTCCTGGTTAAGAACGAGAAGCTAACCTAACCCTGAACATCAAATTCGTATCCTTGAGACTCCATCAAAACTCTCAACTCTTTTTCATTAGTTGTAGCTCGAATCTGGTCATTTAATTGTGGTGGAACCACAGGTTGACCTTGAACACCAGCATCGGCAATCCTTTGCTGTGCCGCTAACTCCTGCTGGAGTGTGGTTGTATCCTCTGGTTCGAGGAGTCCACTTGCTTGCGGAACAGCCGACTCAACACCTGGGGTTTGCCCCAAGAATCCAGCCTCTTCAGCTGCCATACGAATTGACTCTACATCCAACTCCCCTTCATATCCTTTAACAAAATATGATTGACGAGTGTCATTAGGGTCAATCCCTGCTGAACGAAACACTTCTGCTTTCTCAAGTCCTTGTATTTTTGCCTGAAGTTCAGCTACTTGAGCTTCAGCTTCGGTGGCTCTATCTTCAAGAACTCTCCGAAAATTGCGTTTCGGTTCTCCATTCTCATCTAATTCGATTGCGTCAGTTTCAGTTGCTTCAGCCATCTATGTTAACGCTCCCTTCCAGTTCTCACCGACACGGGAGGCGAGCCGGTGGTGGTAGATCCTCATAGCTCTCGCTTGCTTAAACGGCCATTGAGTATCTACAAGAAAGTGTAGCAGAAACTTAACGTCTTAAAATGGATTAGAAGTAACTTTTATTGAGCTTCGCCAAGCCCGATGTAACCACCTTGGGTTAAAGCAGGACCGCCTTGTTTAGCGAATTGTGCGAGCCTGCGTTGACGGCGTTCTTCTACCTTTCGGGCGGCATCTTGTTCTGTCCCGAATTGAGCGCCAACTAACTCTTTGCGAGTAATATCGCCCACATCTCCAGCGGTTTCTTCCGCTAAAGTGGATTGCGCTATTGCTTGGAAACCTCTCCGAGCTTCGGTTTCACTAACCCCAGCTGCTCTCAAGCCTTCTGCGGTTTGCTGAGTAACAGATCCGAACCCAGTCTCGGCAGCTATGCCACCAATCCGAGCCGACCCTAGTTGCTCACGCATTTCAAAAATGTTTGTAGCCCTCTCTGGGTCCAAGTAATAGGCAGTTATGTCTTCATCAGAAATACCATACCACTCTTTCAAAGCGTTTTTAACTTCTGGGGTGGTAGCTAAAGAAGCTTCACTAGCTAAAGCAACTCTGCTTCTTAACTCTTCTACAGAAACATCCCCACCTATCAAAGATCCAAAGTCAGAGTAATCGTCATAAAACTCTGAATCTATTCCTGCTTGTTTCATTACCTCTGTGTAGCCACGTTCCAGCTCTATGTATGTGCTTTCAGATATTGCCCTGCCTGCTTTTGATAAAGCTTCCATACCAGGGAACCTTCCCTTGTATGTTTCGCTTTGTCGTATCTTTCCCCACACTGCGGCAGGATCTTGAGAAGCAACCCAAGTTTCTATCAGATTTAAAGATTCGTCTTTTAATAAATCTTCTAAACCGTATGTTGTTAAAATGTCACGAACGATACTGGTAGCACTGTCTTCTTCTATTGCGGTTGCCCCTGATTCATTTGTGTTTAAAGTAACTGAACCTGGAGTAACTGAACCTGAAGTATCTAAACCTGAAGTCCCACTCATTGATTGTGACGAAGGTAGCGGTCCACTTAAATTTCCATAAACTTCAAGGTTGGATCTCATCATTGCTAAAGACATTGAATTGTTTGCTACTGCTGCCATCGCATCATCATTAACAGACATATAATCTTCATCCCTGTAAGAAGAAGGAACCCCGCCTGTCAACAAATCGCCACCTGTAGAAGTATGACGCAACTCATCAAGTTTAGTTACAGACCCACCTATAACGTTTGTGCCTACTTCTTCTAAAAAGTAATCACCATACTGCTCTATTAAAGCAACACGATCCGGCTGGAAAGTATTAACAATAGCCACTCGACCAGCAATATCTAAAATCTCTTCCTTAGACATACCCTCAGCAGGAGTTTTAATATCAGCAGTAGCCATAACATCACCCATACGCTGACCACTTTCATCAAACAAATCGGAAGGAGCGCCAGCTGCACGAACCCAAATGTTCGTACCAGGTACCTGCGTTTTCATTTCAGCAACACCAGACCAATCAAGAGATTGACCTATCTGCTGACCAGTGAAAGGATCACTCCAACTGCCACCACGCGACAATAAATACTCTGAATCGTATTCAGCTCCCGCAATAGCCAACTCTGCTATTTCTTCAGGGTTGTTAGTTTTTTGTCCTTTAAAAATAGGTGTAAATGTAACCCCATTATCATCCGATGCCATTAACCCAAACCTCCAAATTTCTTAGCCACAAAATCAGCAAACCCCTGGGCTGCCGTTTTAGCTTGGCTTGTTTTCCCCCACAAATCTTTTGTCAACGGAGAAGTACGGATATACTCGGCTGTTTCCGAAAGAGTCATAGCTCGTCTTTCCCCAGTGTCAGTCACGGAATCTATTATCGGACTGTATTTAGGGTCGTTTATGAAATCAATAGAAGTAGCTGGCACCTCTAAAAGATTAGCTATCTTTTGAGCATAAGGATCAAACAGCTCTCTTGTGTTGTAACCACGATCAAGTTTCCCTGCCATAGTGGGATACATTTCTTTAGCTGTCTGAATGAAATCGGCTTCAAGAATGTTTAAAGTTTCTTCGCCTAAATAAATTTTACGCGCCCAATCTTCAACAACACCAGGGCTGTATGTCAGCATGTAATCGTTAGCGAGATTATTTATTTGATTCATGTTCGCTCCGATAGCACCAACAGCAGCTTTACCTTCATCCCATGAAGCTTCAGCTAAAAGGTTTCTTCCATAGTCAGCGCCTTCCCATCCTTGTGTGATGGCATCTACAGCTAATGTTTCTAAACGTTCAGGGCTTAAATTTATTCTAAGGTTGCCAGCTGCGACTCTTAGAATGTTTATTTGATCCAGTTTTTGTTTCTCTGCTTGAGCAGGGTCAGAAGCTAAAAGCATCTGCCATGCTCTTTCAGTGTCTAAAGTGTTTCGCCACCATGAACGGTCAATGGTTGAATCTGTTGAAGCTAACTCTGCTTCTACTTTTTCTTTCATGCCAGAAACGTCATAGCCATGCTCTGTTAAAGCATTTAAGCGTTCTTTAGTTACAGCGAAATCAAGATCAGGTCTTTTAAGTTCTTGGTTAAGTTTCGTTGCTGACCAATTCTCTGCTGAAGCTAGTAACAATATAGGTGCTACTTGAGTATGTTCAAGGAAGGAACCGAAGTATCCGAACTCTGAAGCGTAAGCAGCCATAATCTCAGACAAAACAGGATCGCCTGCAAAGATTTCTTCAGGTGTAACAGGATTGTTTAAAGTGTAAAACAGAGCTTCCAGTTCGGCGATATTAAAATCTCCTGCTTTAATTCCTGCGACAGCAGAACTTAATTGTTCAGGTGTTAGTTGAGGGAACTTTGCTTTAACGGAATCCAACACGGGGTCACCCGTTGATGCAACAGTAGAATTTTCTTCCAACCTGCCAGCAGAAAGAGCGCCCATTGATTCTTTAGCTTGCTCCCAAGTTAAACTGCCATTAACAATCGAGTCAAGTGCATTGTTTATTTCTTGGTCAGTAACATTTCCCCACCAAGTTTTGAATTGGTCAAAAACATAAGATCTATTTGTTGTAATTAAATCAATTTTTTCATCAATAACTTCATCGTTTTTAGTGTCAAGTGATGAAGTTTCTATAGGAGTAGGTACCGTAGTCGTAGTAGTAGGTGCCGTAGTCGTAGTAGTAGGTACTGTAGTCGTAGTAGTAGGTACTGTAGTTGTAGTCGGAGGTACCGTAGTTGTAGTCGGAGGTACCGTAGTCGTAGTCGTAGTCGTAGCCACCGTAGCTTGTTTGTTGTAAGCAGATACATTCTCTTCAAGAGTTGGTTGAAGCTGACCAGATTGTTCATACATCTTAACAAAGAATTGGGTCATATCTTTTTGCTGTTCTGGTGTGTAATTAGACTTCCACAAGATTTGAGCAATCCGTAAAGCGTTAATAAAATCTGAATCTGCGCCTCCATCTATTGAAGGAGCAATCAAATTTATTAACTCATCATCAGTAAAGTTGAATTTCTCACCATCAGCTCTAGTTGGGAAAAACGTATTCGCATTTAATAGCTTTACAAGAAAATCCCACCCATCTTCAAAAACCCATCCACCAAACCATACATCGTCACCAAATCCTTGACCTTCAATAAATTCTTGAAGCTGTTCAGGTGTATTCATATTTATCGACCTCTCACTAAAGAAGCAAAGTTTTGCAACACACCAGACATATCCATAGTCTTAGCCTCAACAGGGTTACTCTTCTCCAAAGCAGCATCAATATCAGCAGCCGAAGGACCCTGATAAGTGTCATCGCTTTCCAAACCTCGAACCAAACTTAAAGTCAACTCACGTTCCTGGTCAGAAAGATCCCTGCCAAAAACTCTTTGACCCGCCTGGTTACCCATGTTGTGTATAAACTCGTCTGTCCAAACAGGAGTATCTTTTGTTACCCCCTCAAAAGGTTCAACACCTAAATGTTTAAAAGAATACGAAACTTGCAGAGCATCTCTATCAAAGTCTTGAGCTATAGGAACTTTACCTCTGGCTACAAGCTCGTTGATCGCGTTATGAAAAGCATTAGTTGAAGCTGTCTTATTGTTCATAGATTCTTCACTAGCACCTTGACCGTAAAAACCGTTAGCAAAAAGTGTTTCATGCAATTCACGAAACAGTTCCGGTGAATTATCTTCCATGTAGAAATAGTGTTCGTATTGATCTTGAACAGTTACCCCTGTCCCTCCTATTTCGGTTTCACCTGTGAAATCTGTGTTGTTAAATATGTACCATTCTATTTCTGACCAAGTTTGTTTAGGATCTACACCCAACATCGAATCGGTATATACTTTGTATACCCTGTCTTTAGCATGGGTATCAGCGTCTACTCCCAATGTAGCCGCTTGTGATATAGCTACATTGTAAGCGCTCTGTAGCGCTATATTAGTGTTTTCTGCACCATCCTTATTATACAAAGCCTCTAATTGTTCTTCTGTTAAAACACCGCTAGGGTCTGTAACCACATCACCATTAGGAGCTGTCCAGGTCGTTTCCATTATTCATACACCTTTCGTTGTGCAGGTGTCCAAGTTTCGGGTTCCATCATGTCAAATTCAAACCATCTAAGCCAAATGTCTCTAAAAGCAGGGTTGCTAGCAACCATATTAGCAATGTTTTCATCCCACAATCCTTTGATAACCTTATTATCACTTGCATCTATTTGAATAGACTTTCCACGAACATGATTATTTTTAAGCATCTCAGTGAAACCATCTCTTAAATCTAAGTATTCACCTATTAACTGAATATCAACTCTGCCTACCATCACTGGATCGTCAACAAGTTTTCTTAAACCTTCAAAAAACTTTTCTTTGTCAAAATTTTTCTCTGCAAAATCTTCAGCCCAAACAGGGTTTTCTTCTTGAAGCAATTTCACTTCGTCATCTCTTAAATTTTTAATAGCTCTAGCTGCGGTCACATTCATATTCGGAACAGGTAAACCGTCATCACCTGTCATGTCATCTAACATGGCATAATACTTATCGTTAATCATTCTGTATTTTGCCCAACCTTCACGAATAGCAGGTTGAAGAATGTATTCTAATTGGGTTAAAGATTTACGTTGTTCTTCACCGCTACCATAAAAAGTTGCTTCTTGTTTTTGATTTTGATAAACCCATTGTGAAAAATCAGCGCGAGCTTTTACCCCACCAGTAGTTTCCAACCCTAAAATAATTGCTCCCAACTCAGGATATTTTTCAAAGTAAGGTTTAAATTCTTGTCTTGTTTCCCAAGCTTCTAATGTTGGAGGTAGCCCTTCCAAAGATTGAGTTGACCTGGCTGTAAGAAACCAAAAACTATCTTCCATGTCTTCCTTCATCAACTCTTCCATGAAACGATCATCAGCTGTATCAGGATTTTCATTGTAAAAACGTCTAGCCATATCTATCCATTTTTGATATGGACTAGCAAATCTTATAGCAGTAGGAGTTGTTGCTTTAGCGATAGTTAAAAGCATCAACGACGACCTAGCGGCATGTTCAACATCTTTAATGAACGCGCTGTATTGCGCTGGATCTTGAAAATCTACAAGTTCTCTTTCACCTTCATTCATTTCAACTATCCAAACTTGTGTGATGTTAGCCATCATGCTCTTATAGGTTCTGTCATTCCAAAGGTCGTCGATAAAAATACCCATATCTTTAAACCAACCTTGCACGGCTGTATACAACGATCTACCCCAAGCTGGTGCAGAACCTTTAGCAAAAGCTTCCATTTCTCCAAATAGCCCAGATCCGTCACGGGGAGGAACAAACCCATAAGGAAACAAGAAATCAACATATTCGCCAACATCAGGTCTTTTTCTAGCTATTTGACTTACAGCAAAAGTAAAAGTTGGCATAGCCCCAGGTAAACCTGTGGTAATCATATTTATACCAGCTTTATTTAAATAAAGTTCACCCTCCCACCATTCCATAATGTCCCCGAATAAAGGACTGCCGGATAACATTTCTCGCATTTCCTCTGGCACATGCAACACCCAATGTTCTTTACCATCAGGGTCAATGTAAGTAGGTAAACCAGCAGCTTCACGATATGTGACAGCAACCTTTGACACAAACGCAGGATTGTCCATCGTAAACCCCACCCACCTTGTCAACACTTCTTGCCATGCGTTAAAGAAAGGAAAGAAATGTCTAGTCGATTCAGCAAAATTGCTTTGTTCCGCAAGGTTATACATAACATCTTCAACAGCTTTAAGAGCTGTAACACGGGAACTGTTTTCCATAGCTTTCAATGCTTCTTCAGAAATAGTAAACAATCCCGTACCAGGGTCAATCGCTAAATTAACAAGCTTAGATTTCATTTCAGCTTCATAAACTGCTCTGAACAATGGATGCCGTGAAAGTTGTGTCGTGTATAAACCTCCAAGTCTTTGAATACCTTTGTCTAAAGTTTTTTTCATAAAACCGTTTAATCTACCGGAATAAACAATTTCTTCTTGTTTATGAACTGCGCCTATAATGTCATACCATCTAAGTTGTTGTGCTTCAGGACCGAATACTGAAGTTTGTGATAACGCATCACGTTCTTTCTTCGCTTTATCTGACAACTTATGTCTAGGTTTAACAGCTTTAATTCCTTCATCACCACCAAGAGCATCAATAACTTGACGTAACTCAATTCGGTTCCCGTTACTTAAAGCCCGTCTAACGTCAGCTAATTCGTCTATTGGAGGTAACAACCTGTCTGTAAATTCTCTTACTCCTTCTACCCAATCAAGCAGTTGTTCTGTTTCAGCGTCAACAAGAGCCATGTCTTCTAAAGTTTGTTTACCTTCAGGTGATTCTAAAAACGCTACAATGTCATCGTTTGTTTTAGTATCATCCCAAAACATCCTCGAATACTTCGATCTGCCAAATTGATCGTTTAAAACTCTCTCAAACCATTGAGCGTATACTTCTGCTAGCTGAGGTTTATTAAGCAACTCTGCTTTAGAAGGAGGTTTAATAACCTCATTGAAGTCTCCAAGAAATTCAATGTTCCCTGCTTTCATGTCACTACCAGATTGATCCAACATATAAGACATGCCACGTTGCGCGCCTACACGATTTTCCCATTCTCTTAAAGGAGTAAGAGGATTACCAAAAGCACGTTCAACGTCAATACCTAAAATTTGAAGATTCTCAAAACCTGGTGCTTCCATTAAAGCATTAGCAGCATTTTTATCTCCTGCTACAATCATGTCTTTAATAGTTTGTTTCTCTCTGATTGGTTTCGCCATCCGTGAAACTATTCTGGCATTTCTAGCTCTCGACAACATAGGAGCCACTACAGCGCCAGGAACACCTGCAACCATATATCCTAAAGAACCCGAAAGAACCATTCTTCTACTAACCACTCTGGTGTCACCGAAAAGAATTTGTCTTAAACCTTTTTCTAATTCTTTTTTAGGCATATCTCCCGCTATCGCAAGTATCTGTTTATCAGTTAAAAGGTTTCTTAAAACAGCTTCTTGAGCATTGCGACGGTTTAATAAAAGATTCCACAACGCATCAGAACCGCCTATCACAGCTGACATTCTTAACTGTTCTTCTCCGACAACTCTCATAGGCCATTTAGGGTTCAACAAAACTGATGGTTTAAAAAAGTTGGAAAAGACTTGTAAAAGATTATCTATCCCATCAGTAGTTTTCCATAACCAATCCAACCCATCATCTTTCTTCATAGAGACGCGTCTAACAGAACGATTAAACCGAGTGAAATCTGGGATAAGCCCTACATCAGCCATACGCTCAGGAGTTTGAGCTGTCTTCAAAAGACTCAAAGTATCTTTATCAGCATACTTAGAAACTGGGGCTGTACCCATTTGAGTTACACTGGTTGAACCATCATCAAGCCGTTCAATAAGCGCCTTACCAACCCTGTGTTTATTTAAATCATCTAAAGCGTGGCGTGAACTGCGTTTGTAATCTTCAAAGATTCGGTTTTGAAGATTTTTAATGTTTGCTTTGTAATGTTTATAATCACTAGCTTTATTACCCGCAGCTACCCACGCTTCTTTACTTCTAAAAATATGCCCCTGATGTTTTTGTAAAACACTCATAATAGTTTCATCAATAAGCTGTTCCCAATATCTGCGCCTACCAGCTTCATCCAACCCATTCCATTTAGTTAAAATGACTTGAATCTTATCAGGCTCAACTTTCGCCTGTTTCAACATTCTTTCAATCATCCGATCCGAATTAGGATCAGCAAAAAGAACATGAGAATGAGCGCGCTTATCCATCACCCAACGGAAAGGCTTACCAGTAACACTATTAGTGAACCAATATGTTTGACGAATAGGATCTAAACCCAACCTGCCTAAAGGATTAAACAAACCAGGTGAAGCCATATCATCCAATGTTTTCCACATCCCCGCCATGTCACCAAGTTCATCAGTGTGAGTTGGCAACTGAGGAGGCATAAGCTCATTTATTATTCGAGACTGATTAGCTCTAGCGCCAACCATGCCAGGGACAACACCCTGCTTAACAGTCCCACCAGCTACATAAATTCCTTTTAACATATTCGCAACGTCAGTATTGACTCTTGAAAGTCTCGCTATAGAAGTATTGTCACCCAAAAAGAACCGCATAACATCTTCTGATATTGCTCTTCCTTTAGCCCCACCAAAAGAAGAATGACCTTTCTGAGCGTAAGTTAAAAGTCGTGCGATAGTCGCACCGTGAGGGTTGTCTTTAAAAAACCTTTGACGAATTTTAGTAGCTGCTATTTCAATCTTAGCGTCATTCAAAGCTGTAGGAGTTAAAGGAAGTTTCTTAGTTCCAGTCACATGCGCTCGAATAGCCTCATCAGAAACATTATCTACCGTATTATCAATACTTCCTAAAAGACGATCAAACCTGCCGTCTTGACGGAAATATCGTTCCCTTCTAGCAACTCCAACACTTAGATTTTTTTGAATGTTCTTTTTACCACCAGCTAACATCACATCACGGGGAGACAAAACAAGTTTATAAGGCTGACCTTTAACATTCGCTTCAACCAATTCACTAGCTTCATCCATTTTGGCTTTACCCATTTTGAACTTGAGGTAAGGTTTAACAACTAGACGATCATAAACCCCGCTTTGCCGATGCTTCTGAGCAACATTCATAGTCGCGCGTGTACCAGGCACACCCAACTTGGATGCAATTAAACCCAGTTTTCCTCCACCACGAATAGCTAACACAGCTTTACCGCCAAGAACCGTAGGATCTAAAGCTATTATTGCTACAGCGTCAGTTGTCCCAGAAACAAATTTATGCCATGTGGTGCCTTCATGTCGAACTTTTTCGTCTTCATCAAGAATGTCCACACCAGCTAAAAGATAAGACAACGCTTTACCTAAAGTCGGGTATTCTTTCTCATCATTATCCCAACCTGGGTCAGCTATCTGCCAAGCATCTTTCCAAGTGCCTTCATCAAACAAACCAGTGAAATCACCTCTTGATTGAGCGAGACTTGTTGCTGTTAAAACAGTAGTTGGGAGTCTAGCTATTTCTCTGTAAGCGTCATCCCACACATCAAAAAGTTCATTCCCGCCTTCACGTAAACCTTCAGGAAGACCTTCTATAACCTCACCTATAACACCTTCCGGTCCTATCATGTGAGAAACATAACCAGGACCGTATTCTTGGTTACCTAAAAGACGCTTACCCGCTATACCTTTAATAGTAGGCCAAACTCTTTCAAACTCATCTTCTACAAAAGGAGCAGTTACTAAATCACTAACAAACCCTGCAAGATCCCCACCGGCTTTACCAGCTGCACCAGCAATCTCTTTTATTCTGCTAAAAACGGACATTAAAAGACCTGATTGTTCTTAACTCTTAACTTGTTTACAAATCTTTTAGTTTCCACTCCCGCGCCTGGTAAAGCAGCTAACTCTTCCAGCAAGGGTTGAAAAGCAATCAACCTAGCAGATATTTCCTCTTCTTGTTTTTTAACAACAGCCCGTGGAGGTCGAACACCCATACCTGGACCGGAAGCTACACCAGATGTTATAGGTTCCATTGGTCGTTCCGTTGGTCTTACAAAAGAACCAGGACCGCCAGGTGTTATCGGAGGCTTCCTAACAGAAGGCTCTTCGTGCATAGGCACAACATCCATAGCATCTTCTTGTTTCTTGCGCTCGCCATACGTTTGTTTCGATTTAACTTTTCTTGGCATTACCCCACCTGCGCTAACAGATCACGCAAAGCAGGTCGCCCACCAGCAGATGCAACCGCTTGTTCAGCACCTACACCTTCTTGAGCCAACCCAGGCATAGTTTCAGGGGAACCAGCTGGTGCCTCAGACGCTTGCCTTTGCTGTGCTTCTTCTTGAACCTTCTGAACAGCATCAGCTAATTCTGCTTTATCTGTTCTAACAAGTTCAGTGATACGAGCTAGATCATTAGGAGGTATAGAACCTTGCGAAGCTTGAGTTTGGATACTGACCAACAAAGCCTGTTCCAAATTCTCAGCTATCACAGCGTCATGTTCATGTTCAGCATCATCAACCATCGGGTCTATCTGCATGAAAGAACGCTTAGACATAGTTCCCATACCTATCCTCTGACCGGCACCGATAACCAAATTGTTGATGTCGGCACCACTGTGAGAATAAACAACATGGTTCTCATCAGTTTCAAAATCTTTATTAGGCGTGTAATCAACAACGCCTTTAGCACCTTTCATCGTTACATAAAACGACTTAGGTTTATTACCCGCATACGCTTTCATCAAAGCAATAGCACGTTTATTCTCAACTTCCAAAGAAGCTGCGATCATACGTTGAGCTTCCTGAACAGGAAAATCAACAACCGCTGAAAGAACCGCTTCACCTCGACGACCCGTTCGGATATTAGAACCGGACTCACCGCCAAACTCGGAAGGAATACCAGCAGTTAAACGCTGACCCCTTTCCAACCTGTCGATAGTCGGGTTAGTCATAAACCCAGGGTTTACAACAGTGTCTTGTAATTGACCGCCTTTAATAATTCCAACCTCACCAGTCAAACCATTAGCTGTGTTAATAATTTGAGGTGTCTCACCTGGATTAGCTACAAGCCAACTGTCAGGGAAAATCCCTTTCTGCACAGCTAAAACTTCTAAAGCCATCAACTTGGCTTGCATCTGATACATGCCAAGCATCTGATCGAACTGTCCTTGAGGCTGATCCAAATTAACTCTGCCAGCAACAACAACAGGGCAAACACCTGCACGATTAACGCTACGTTCCAACTCCGCTAAAGGAGGAGAATAATCAGCGTTACGATTCCAACTAGAACCCTGTTGTATATCTCTACCAACAGCTACAAGAACAGTCTCTTCAGGGTCACAGTATTCAACAAGCTGATACAAGTCAGACCCTTTAGTATCTTTATGCCGGAGTTTAAAAGCATGGTCAGGGTAATTGTCCATCAACCAGTCGTAAGTCCGTTCATAAGTAAAAATCGTGTCATAAGGAGCCATGTCATCAGGACCGAAAAGAGGAGCAGGAAAAGTCGTCAACGGATCTCTAACAGTCCACTCAGGCACACCCAGCTTAGGATTAAACCTTAACGAAACAGGAGAAGATGCGTAACCAAGCATGTGCCTGGCACGTTTCGACAATTTAATATCCATACGGTTATGTTGCCACCAGCCCAACACAGCCCTACGTCTAACACTTGCACGTTTCTCAGCTTGCTTCTGATCGTCTTTAATAGGAGGCATTACAACATCAGGCATCACAGACGAAATTCTCATTGCTGTCTGATCCAAACCTTGAGCTAACAGATTAGCTACAGCTACCTGTTCATTGTCATCAAGCTCAGGTAAAGGAACTACAATATCTCCATCATAAGCTGCCCTCACACGACGCATACGTGCGAAACCAGGCTCAAGATTTGATTCCCTTTCTCTAAGAAGACCTATGATTTCTTCAGGCGACTTCAAACTTACCTTCTCCTTTTATCCATGATGGCCTCCATAAAGGAGTTACATTCCCTTTAGGCAAACTAATGTTAGGGAGATTATGCTCCAAAAACCATTGAGCCATCACACAGTCATCGGTTGCTGACCCATGACCGTCTGGTGACCATTTTGTTACTTCATTAACTAATAGTAGTGCATGTGGGCGGGCTTCGGTACGTTGTTTACCAGGAAGTCTCACACGCCCGTGACGGTACAGAGGAGCGAGCATTTGCACCCCATAGTCAGGGTCCCCCTTATTGCGTGAATGAGTGTAATGAGGGATCAAATTGACCGCCCTCTCAGCAGACCAGCGCCTAAAATGATCGTATTGCAAAATAAACTTTTGCGCTGCATTAGCCTCAACTATCCAATAATTGATAGGTCGCCCTATATCAGCTGACCTCTGCCACCACTCCTCAGCTATACCAGTGAAAACACCCTCCTCATGGTTCCAATCCAAAAACGTAGGAGCATCCATCTTCTGACGGTAAGACTCCAACAAATAACGGAAACCAGACTCAGGAACATACGCCCAAACCTGCAAAGCCCAAAACTTACTAGGAGAAGGATCAGCCGTAGCGACAATAATCACTTCACCAGGAAGATTCTTAGGTAACTCCCACAAATCACGGTCATTATCCCAACACCCCTGATACAAAACACCATCATCACCCGTGCCACCACTAATCCACAAAGGATCAACAAGAACACTCGCAGGGTCAGCGTCATCCTGCTGGTACAAAATAGCGTACCTGTCAGGAGTTTGAGACTTCACATGCGTCAACTTCTTCCAATTCAAACGACGAGGATACAACAAGCACCCTTCAGGGTAAGGAGCGGAATCCAACTTGTGTTGCTTCTCACACTTATCCTCATAATGGGCTTTGTAAACAAGATGATGGTAACGCTTACCGTCAAGCTTCAGCTCTTCAGGAACGTCTTCTTCAAAATCGTCTTCTTCATCAAAGATAGCTTCTTTATCTAAGGCGTAACGGTAAATGTCGTCACCAGCCATGCGCTGTCCTTGCAACACAAGAAGACCACCAGGTTCCAAACGTGTCTCAGCTACCTCATCCCACCACCGTTTCAAATCGTCACGGGCTTCAGAAGTACGCATCTTACGAGGATCATAAAGGTCATCCCAAATAATCAAATCGAAACGACCACCCAAGAAACCGGAATCCACACCGAAACAAGTCCAAGTGGGTTCCTTCTCAGAAACAGGAATGTCACCCTCTTGAGCTACAGTAAACTGATCGCCACGCCAAACTTCCTTAACATCAGGTTTAAACCTTCCGAAATCATCAACAAGGCAAGTCTCAGCATCAACAGCTAAACCCATTTTCAGATCCTTAGCTTCAGCCTTAACAGGAGAAGTACGCTCCAGCTCGCCTTTCAAACGGCGGGTATACCACTCGCCAAGACGATGAGTATGCGAACCGATCATCCCACGTAAAGTACGATCCCTCACAGTAGCCCAAGCAGGAAGAATCCTAGTAAAAAACGTGGACTTGCCTGAACCTGGAGGAGCGTTAATTACCACATACTCCTCTTGAGGAGAAGCCTGTAACTCCATGATCCTGTTAGTCGCTTCAATCTGCCAGGGCATCAAAATCAACCCGAAATATCGTTTAGCGAAAACCTCAATATCGTCATAAGCTTCACGGGCTTCATCAGATAACAAGTCGTAAGGAACAACAGAAGGGCTTTTAGCCTGATCGAAAGCTTTCTTAGCTGCTTTACCAACAGCAGACCCTATGCCTTTTTCAAAATCGGAAGCTGCCCTATAGGAAATACCTATCTTTTTAGCAGCCCCATACATAGACAAACCGCCGTCACGCAACTCTTGATACTTAAACCATGTTGCTTCATCTATCGTTCTACCAGAAGTCATATATCACCCAGGGTGGTTTTTCAAAAAATTTTCATAAGCTTCTTCAGAATCTAAGATTATCGTAGTGTACGAGTAACTTCCGCCTTCTTTCTTATCTTTTCCTAAAGTCACAGTAATCGCACCCACAAGCGTACCAATAGCCACCAACAAACCCGTAATAGCCGTAATCAACTTAACAGTCTTATTCATTTAATCTTCCCAACACTTACAACCACAATTACTTTCTTCAGTGCATCCACAATCCGGTGGGCATCCACACTCACAACTCATCAATCAGTCTCCGTCTAACCAAACAACCAGCGTAACATCAGACCCAACCCCAACACCAGAAACCCCAAACACAACGAAGTCACCACCA